ATGATCGCGTACGCTGACGCGTACAGGAGTCGTTTGGGGGGTGAGCCGATCTGCAGGACTGTACAGCATGCTCCGGCTTGTGGGTCTATCACGGCTCGTGGCTATTTCCAGGCTAGGAAGCGTACTGTCAGTGGGATGCGGGCTCGTCATGAGACTTTGGCTCGGGATGTCCAGCTGATTCATGCGCACCGGTTTACGGCTGTGTACGGGTATAGGAAAATGTTCATGCAACTGGCTCGTCAAGGTTGGCAGCAGTTGGGTTGTAATCAAGTACGTAATCTCATGCGACACTTAGGAATTACCGGGGTGCGTCGAGGTAGGATTCCCATAACCACTCGACCAGCAAGAAGCAGAGGTGGTAGAGAGGACTTGGTACAACGAGCGTTTCACGCTGATGCTCCAGGCCGACTGCATGTGGCTGACATCACCTATGTGAAACTCGCCAGTGGTTCGTTTGCTTATGTGGCGTTCGTGACCGACGTGTTTGCTCGTCGTATTGTCGGTTGGGCAGTATCAGCCAGTCAACACACCAGAAACCTGCCACTCGTCGCGTTAGACCAGTCCATCGTATGGAGCCGGAAACACGGTGACACTCAAGGACTAATCCATCACTCGGATCACGGCGTGCAGTATATTAGCGCTTTGTATAACACGCATCTCATTGAGGCGGGTATGCTCGCAGGCACTGGCAGTGGTGGTGACAGTCATGATAATGCGCTGGCGGAAACCCTCAACGGCGCATACAGAACCGAATTAATCAAACGAGCCCAACCCTTCGACACTGTAGAGGCGTTGCAACAAGCCACATTCGACCGGGCATCCCGGTGGAACAATCAGCGACTCCACCAGCATCTGCATTATCACACACCCGCGGAAGCTGAAGCAGAGCATTATCAAACCCAAGCAGCACAAACTGCCGGAAAAACCAGCAAACAAGCATGAACAAAATCCAGTCCACTTCAAATCGAACCCGCGTAATCAGTTTGGAAGACTGATTTCAACGTGCCAGGACCGACTCTCGTCATTGAGGTCGATTGACTAAGGGGGGCCTATCGTGACCCTATCTCCCCGGGTCTAGATCTCAGGTACCCACGTCGCGGGCAGTACGCGGAATAGGCTCCCCTGCTATCCTGTGGTCATGCTTGACGCCGATGTCCTCCACCACGACCTGACCGTTTTCGATGCGGCCTGCCAACGGCTTTACGATGATGGGCTGCTTTCGGAGGAGACGATGGTCCGATTGCATGGCATCGTGCACCGGGAAGCGTGGGAGATGGAAACGCTCCGCCATCTTGAGAATTGATATCGTCCTAAACGCGAAAAACGCCCCCACCTCCCGAAGGAAGTGAGGGCGTTACTTGCGTTTTTGCCGTTAATCGCATTAACGACGCTTGACAACGGCGGTGTTATTTGCTGTTGTATTTGACCGAACTCAGGCCGAGCAGTGCGCCGAGGAGCACGCCCACGGCGGTGACCGTGGACGCCGCTTGTCCCGCGTAGGGAATCGACCAGATGCCGCCGAGCCCGACGATGAACGTGGCGAGGGCGGGCATGACGATGATCGCCACCCACTTCAAAACGTCATACACGTGGTCGGGCAGGAGGCCCCGCGGGTCCTCGGTCATGTTGGTTGTTTCATCTGTCATGATTGCTCCTTAGTAGGCGATGGTTTCGCCGACGTAGATGAGGTTAGGGTTGCCGGACCGGTAGCCGTGAATGCTTCCCGTGGATACGCCGAGACGGCGGGCGATGGCACCGAGGGTATCGCCGGACCGCACCGTGTACCGACGTCCGGCGGATGCCGCCGCACCCGTGGTGCGCAGGCGTTGGCCCACGTAGATCGTGTACGGTGGCCGCAACCCGTTGAGCGCGGCCACGGTCGGCCACGTGGACGGCCAGACCTTGCTCAGGTAATCGCCGGAACGCACCACATACGAGCCACTCGACGTGACGGCACCGTTGAGCCGCCGGTTGACGATGCTCATGACCTCGGCGTATCGGCTGCCGAGCAGCCTCTGGCGTTGCGGCTGGTTGCCATAGAGTCCCTGGATGACGGCCGTCGCCAGTGCGTCCGCGCTGCCGGTCGGCGTCGTCGTGGTCTGAACGGGGCTCACACCGGACGGAGTCGAGCCCGATGCCGGTCGGGTGACGGTGCTCAGAGGAGCGTTCGCGTACTTCGCCCAGGTGACCGCGTCACCGTAGAACCAGTCCACGTCCACCGCGCCGCCGACTCCCGGAACGCTGCCGGTGGAGCTGTACTGCCATGCGGCTGCGAACGGCCATGGGCCGACGCTGTACGGCGGATACCCGGGATTGCGGAGCCGGTCGCCCGCATATCCGTTCGGATATCCGGCGACCCACAGCCCGTAGTCGGCGTTCGCCACGCTCGACCAGTCCGCGCGCCCGATGGTGCTCGCGCTCATGTAGATCAGCGGCTTCGTGCCCCAGTGCGAGGAGACGACGTCAAGCCACGTACGGGCCCACGCGACGTTCCCGGGACTTGCGGGCTCCCAGTCGAGCACGGGGAGCACCCCGTGTCCGACCAGTCCCATGCGGTCTGCCTCCGCGTTGAAGAACGCGGCGTCGGCCTGTGGACTGACGGACGTGTCCGCGAACCCGTAGGCGGCCAGCCGCAGACCCGCCGCTCGGGACGAGTCGAACTGGCAGACGCGGCTACCGTTCCTGTAGTAGTTCCCCTGCGTAATCTTGATCATCGCGAACCGGGCCCCCGCGTTGACCGTGGCCTGAGCGTTGTAGCATCCCTGGTAGCTTGCGGCATCGAACCCGACGTCCGCGAGTGCCGCGGCCGGTGTGAGCATCGATATGGCTGCCGTGGCAGCGACGAGTGCGGGCAGTTTTTTCTTCAATTTCTCTCCTTAGTGGATGATGAGCGGTATGGCCCACTCGAATAGGGCGACTATCAGTCCGGCCGCTCCTGCGGCCGCTCCGACGGCCTTCCATATGGTTTCCTTGAGGTCGTCGATGTCATCATGCAGATCGGCGGACTCCTTCTGCGTGGATTCCTTGAGGTCGTCTATCCGGTGGTTGACGTGGCTGATGTCCGCCTCGTGCAGCTCCTGCGACTCGAGCCCGTCGAGACGCTTCTCGACGCCGTCGAATCTTTTGTTCATGGCCTGCCCGTTTTGCGTCATGAGCTCCTTGAGATCGGCCAGCTGCTGTGCGATGACGGCTGGTGAGATCGGCGCGTCCGTCATGAGAACGTCACCCCGTCCGGTATCGGTATCCTCCGGTAGAGGGGTATGAGCCCGTCCGATGAGCCCGTGGAGTTGATGACGAGGGTTCCCGACGTCGTCCAGGTGATGACCTTCTGGTACTGGAGATTGTTGTCGACTAGGAAGAGCCGTCCCATGTCGATCGACTGGGACGGTTTGACTCCGGAGGAGTATTGCAGGAACGGGAAGTTCGAGACGCTGGAATGGCATACGATGCCCGGCATGTCCGGCTCGATGAAGCCCTCCTGAGTGTGGACGATCAGACTCGGCATGCCGGATATCGCGAAGCTTCCCGTGTTCTGCGAGTGGAACGTTGCCGTGAGCGTCTGCGTTCGGTGGACCCATGCGCCTGCGACACGCCTGTACTCCGTTCCGTCGGCGAGCAGCGCGCGACATCCGTCCGGGGACGCCACCCCGTTCAGCTGTGTGACAGTCGACGCCCTGACCAGAACGTCGTTCTGCAGTGCGACCGACGTGTCGGAGGCGACTCCGGCGTTTATCTGCGCCACCACGAGCCCGGGGATGACGCTGTCGGACGTCGTCGACGGGTATGCCGCCAGCCCTATCGTCTGGCCGGTCCCGTGACCTGCTGCCTGATCGTTGACGACGACGGCGACCTTGAACGATCCCGTCGTGTTGTCGACGTCGATGGTCGCATCCCTATCAAGCGAGTACGAGTACGCCCGACCCCACGGGTTCAGCCATCCCGCGTGCGCGTGCACCGTGACCGTGGTGCCGCTGATCTCCACGAGCGGGCTCGGAGACCCCGAACGGATTCCCTGCAGTCCGCCGAACGCGCTCCCGTCGGGGGCGCACGTCAGCGCGTTCACCGAGTTTCGCACGTCGTCCGCCGAGTACACCGGCGACTGCGACGCCGCATCCATCGTCATCGGATGGACTGTAAACCCCTGAGCGTTAGCCATTGTCTTTCCTCTCTCCTGTCACTGCGGTACCACACCTATCGACAGGGGTCCTATCGTCCCCCTGTACCAGCTTCCCGACGGCATCGACACCACATTCGAACTGCCGTCGTGCGCGTACCCGAAATACCCGTGCCGCGCGCGCACCGTATATACGGCCCCCGGGGTCAGCCCCGAGACCGTCGACTGCGCGGCGCTGTTCATGCCCACCACGTTCGCGGTGTTGGTTCCCCACACCTCGACATGCACCTGCGCTCTCGCCGTGTTGAACGACACGCGCGCGCCCGACGCATCAAGGATCTCCAGTGTCGCGAAGAACCTCGAGTTCACCCCGACGGCAGTCGCGCCCACGGCGTTGACCCCCACGTACACCCAGCCGAAGATCTGGCATCGTATGGTACCGGACGCCGGCGCGGTGATCGTCACGACGGGGTCGACGCTGGCATCGAAGTCGAGCCACAGGTCGCCCTGCTGGTTCGCAGAGAACGTGGCCGCGTAGCTCGACTCGCATTCCGCGGATCCGTTGGCCCCGGTCAGATAGCTGATGACCGGTAGGATGCTGCCGGCCACGCTCCCGGGGAGCTCCCGCAGGGCGGTTGCGATCGCGTCGTTGTTGCTTTTGATCGCCTGCAGCGCGCCATCGCCGGTGTCCAGTACGGGGAAGTTGAACTTACCCGCCATCGTCAACCTCCTGCAAAATCGGGGTGAGCGTCCACGACTCCGACCATGAGATCTGGAAGCCGATCACCCGGGCGGTGGAGGAACTCAAGTCGGGGAACCGGTCCGCCGCGTCGCCGACGTCCCAGTAGACGACGTCGCCGACGAACCATTCGACGCCCAGTTTTGGGGCCGACAGCAGGTCCAGTGCGATTACGAGCGTGCGCGTGCCGTTCCTTAGCGCGTCCAGCTTGGCCTGCGCATGGGCGAGAAGCGTATCAGTACTAGTGATGCTCGTGCTCGGCGTATAGGAGTACGACCAGACCGGTCGCGTGGAGTCATCGCTGGTTATCCAACCCGATGTCGGACGCACGTCGCCTTCGGCGGTCGATACGGCTCGGACCCTGTTGGCGCCCGATCCGCTCGAATACTCGTAGTCGACGCTGAAATCGGTCATCGCCATCAGGTCGAAGCCCGTGACCGGTGCCGTACTGCCATAATGATCGCACACGCGTATCGCGCACTCGTAGCCGCCCGAACCGTTCTGTCGCCACCAGCAGCCCCACTCGGGACCGTTGATGACATTCGACAGCTCCTGGATGGCAGACAATACGCTTTTATCGTCCGAATCCTTATATTGTCGGTCACGCAGCGTGCTCGACGCGTCGCTGGCCACCGTCAGGCAGTTGCGCATGTCGGTTATGGCAAACCGTTGAATCAGGTCGGCGACGATCTGCGTCTGCGATTCCTGCGTGTAGGTCACGTCGCCTACAGGGCACGAATCCAGGTAGCATTCGATGGTCTCGAGCTGGATGGCGATGCTCTCGCCGCTTGGAGTGCGCTTCGCGTCCTTGACCACGCCGCCCCACAGGGGCACCCCATCCTGCGCGAGCAGCAATGCGACGCCGCGTGGCAGGAGCGCGTCATACCAGTTGACGGGTATGCCGTCCCACGGCAGCTCGCCGCTCGCCGTCGTGGTCTCCATCAGATGGTACTCGACCGAAGTGCATTGGAAATTCGGGAGCTCGGCGATCACCTCGCCGGTCACCAGCGAGACGGACAGCCAGGTCAGGCTCGTGCCGGCGAACGATGGAGTGTTAATGCTCATAGGTACGCTCCCCTAAACGATACGGTCAGTTTCGCGCCGTCCGTATGACCGTCGGCGCTGAACTCCCACGTGTTATCGCCCGGCAGCGCGTCCGACCAGCCGCGTCGCGTCACGATCCCGCGGGCCGGGTCGCTCCCGTCGACGAGTATCTGCCGCGTCGAACCGTCGAACGTCACGTAATGGCCGGCTCCCAGGGACATGGCGAGCTCGAGTATCGCGCCGGACTGCTGGTGCTCGATGCGCGGGTTCGTCACCGGACCGTCGACCCGCAGTGTCACCGGGCTGGGGGCGGATCCCGGATTCAGCAGGCTCACACCCCCGCTCGTCGCCGTCTCCGTGAACGCATACGAACCATACGCGTCACGTGTGTAGTCCCCGTCGAACCATGTGACGCCCGCCGCCTGCATAGCCTGCCAGTCCGCAGACGTGGAACATATGACGTGGGAAAACGATGCGGCCACTCCCGTAGCCGCTGAGTTTTCAATGATTATGCTGGCCTTCCCGTCAGATGGGACAACGAAATCATCTGTCAGTATTACCCCGCTACTATCGGGATGGGTAATCGGGGTCGATAACTTCCAATCGTCTGAAGTGATTCTGCATTCCACGTCAGCTGATGCGTTCAAAGAAGAGTTTATGATTCTGAGTCGAATGCTACTCCCCTCTGCCAGGTTGCTTAGTTCATATGACGCAAATGATCCGTATGGTTGGTTCTTCACAGGGGTGATGGTTAGCTGACCGTCGAGGTACTGCGCAGAAACCCCGCTTATGGATAGTGGCGTTCCACTGCCGTCGAACCCGGGGTTGGGAAGCAGGTTCGTGGCTATGATGTTTCCCGACCCGTCCAACAGGCGCGACGGGGAGGCGTTCGGAGTACCCTGCCACTGGGCGGTCAGCGCTGCGAACCTACGGGATCCTCCAGTGAACGCATACGGGTAGCCGAGCCCCCCGTCCGACTCGGGAAGACCGGTCGAACCGCTCACGCCGGCGCCGACATCAAACGAGTACGGCGACAGGGACACCAGGGGAATGCTGAAACTCCAGACCAGACCGCCCACATACGTGAGCAGCACTTCACCGGAATCCTGACGAACAGTGTACTGCCGCGCAACACCGTGAAAATCGACGGTAAGCGTTCCGGATTCCAGCGGAACAGCGGACAGCATCAACTGCCTGCTGGCGAGAAACGCATCATATGAGGGGGCAACCACATTCCCCTCAATGGTCAGCGAACGGCCCAGTCGCGCCGACCTGTTCGCAAACCAGCCCGAATTAAACGCCTTCGCACTGTGGGCATGAGTGGTACCAGCGGAATTCCACGCGGAATCCACCAGATTCGCCAGCCACTCGCACCCGTTCGCATCGGTGTCATAAAAACGGAAGTCGCCCATCGTCACCCGAAAGGTCGCATCAAACATGAAGCACCCCTATCTGATAGCGTGCGCCGCAAGCCGCGTGGCCTCGCGGGCAACCGCATTGGAATCAAGCGAATAAAAGCTGTTGTTCTGCGTCACCCTCGTGCCAGACAGGACACTGCGACCGGCAGAAGCAGGCGCGGAGGAGGGAAAGGCCGGTGTTGAAATCATGTTCTGCAATGCCGATCCACGGGAGAGCACGTAGGGGGTGACCGTTGCATCGAACCCCTGTTTCAATCCCGTGGCAAGAGACTGCATGATCCAACCGCCGTTGTCGACCAGAAGGTTCAGATCGTAGGCCTTGGGACCCTTATGCTCCTTGATCCAGTCGCCGATGCCGCTGACCCAGTTTTTCACGTCCTCAAACTTGCTTTTCAGACCATCCCAAAGCCCTTTAATAATGTTGCTGCCAGCATCCCAAAGCCACTTGCCAGCGTTACTAAAGAAACCGATAATACGTCCGGGGATACCTTTAAACCAATTAACCACGTTATCCCACGTGGAACGCACATTATTTGCCGCAGACGAAAAAAAGCCGCCAATAGCGGCGCCGATTCCACTGAAGAAGCCGCTTATTCTGCCCGGAATGCTACCAAACCAGACGGTAACTGCGTTCCATGCGTTCCGCACATTATTCGCTGCACCCGTGAAAAACCCAACAATGCCCGACCACAGTCCGCTGAAGAAACCACTAATAGCTGTCCACGCAGACTGAAGCCACGACATAAACCCTGACCAAATCGCCTGCCCCGTCTTCGTCTGCGTGAAGAAATACACCAAAGCAGCAGTGACCGCAGCTAAGGCAACAACCACAAGCATGATTGGGTTGGCACTCATCACAACATTTAGCAGCGCCTGAGCGACCGTTGACGCACTCTGAGCAGCCTTGAATGCAGTGAGGGCCGCCTTGGTCGTCATAATGACTCCAGAAATCCCTTGCCAGAGCTTGAAAGCTGCCACGGCTGTACCTATCAACACCACTAATGGCTGAAGCCATTGAGAGTTATTCTGAATCCACTGACCGGTCTGTTGCAACCAACCAGAAACTGTCTTTAAAATACTCGCGAAGCGTTTGCCTGCCCCTGCTGCTGAAGAAGCCCCTCCGCTGAAACCGAACAGGGAACCGACAGAGGAAGCTATCGGCCCCACTACTGCCCCTACCCCCTTAGCAATCGACTGGACGGCGTTACCGAACTGTTGTAAAGCTCCGGAATTAGCCACCTGCTTTACGAATGTTGCGACCCAGTTACCGGCATTGGAAATAGACTTGCCGAAACCATTGATCGCATCGGCGATACCTCCAGAGCCAAAAGCGGTAATGATATTTGCCAGCGATCTGGTGATTGCCGTCTGAACGTTCGTCCATGCCGTGCCGATGCCGCCAGTAGCATCCTTCGCCTGCTTGGAGAACGAAGCGAAGCCCTGCGTGCCCTTCGAGTCAAGCTCGACAAGCTTGCCGTTGAACTGGTCGAAGGTCACCGTACCGTCCTGCATGGCGTTGTAGAGGGTCATGCTGTTCGCCTTCGTGCCCAGCAGAGCCTTGGCCACCTGATTCAACTGCCCCGGCATCGCATCCTGCATGGAACGCCACGACTGAAGATCCGGCTTCCCGTTCGCAAGCATCTGCGTATACTGCTGCAACGCATTCTCCTGCACGGCAGTGCTCTTGCCACCGGCAAGAAGCGCATCATTGAACGCAAGGGAAAGATTAGTCGCCGTCTTGATCGAACCAGTCACAGGCGCAAGCTGCTGAACCATGCCCGCCATCGCATCCAGCGAAGTCGGCAGACCGATGAGCCTGTCAGACATCAGCTTGATCGCCTTGGACGCATCACTCGACTTGTAGCCAAGATTCTGCATCGTAAGACCAAAGTTCTTCATCGTGTCAACACGGCTCACCGCGCCACTGATACTGTTCTTGATAACGTCGAAAGCCTTCGAAGCAATCTGTGACGCGGCTCCGATGATAGCTCCCTGCTTCAGGAGGCCGGATGAGAAGCCTTTGCCTCCTGCCATTCCGGAAGATTCACCGGCGGATTTAGAAGCATCTCCAAAAGCCTTGCTGATAGCCTGGCCGACACCCTTCATCGAAGGAACGATGGCCACATAGGCCTGAGCGAGTTGAATAGCCAAAGCACACCTCCAAAAGGCGTAAAATTGAAAATATGAAAATCAGAGAAGAAATACTTGAAAAATTCAAGGCAATGGGCGGCGTCGAACTCAGCAACAAAGGGGCTTTGAAACAGCTCCAGAATGCGCTTTCCCCGAGTGAGTCAGTTAAAGCCGTCATCAGTGGTCAAAATGATGGCAAGGCAGTCGTCATTGCCGTCACGGACCAACGTTTACTGTTCACATTCAGTCTGCTTGGCACTCACGAGGTTAAAGATGTGCCACTTTCAAGAATTACTTCGATTAATACGGGACGAAATCTTATGTTTGGCAAGCTCACGGTCAATTCAGGCGGTGACATTACCGTTTTCGATCATATGAATTGGAAACATGCCGAGGAATTTGCAACTATTCTCAGAGATACAAAGAACAACTCTTTGGAGGATGCCAGCAGACCGACCCAACAGACGACCACAGACGTTGCGGATCGGCTGCTGAAGCTGAAGCAGCTGCTGAATGCGGGCGTGCTCACAAAGGACGAGTATGACGCGAAGGCCGCACCGTTGAAGTCGAGCCTATGAACTCCTCGGCATGTGTGTGTCGGCCTTCACGTCCCTGAATCGTTGTTCGCGCCATGTATCGTATTCCTCGGCGCTCATGGCCCTGTACCGTCCACTGCTGCCATGCCTATCAGGCGTTCCATGCTCCCCTGGGCGTGGAAGCGGAGTCGGCTGGGGCCCTCGCGTCTTCTCATCCCCCATGCCCCAGCAGAACATGGCGAACGAGTCATACAATGCGGCGTTCAGATAGTCGTTGACCGTCCATGCAGCGGGAGAGTCGATGACCTGCCAGCTTGCACTGCCTGCTGGAAGGTTATAGGCAAGATCGGCTGCGCGAAGCACGCCAATCCCGCCCGACCACAGGTCGTCAAGGTCAAGCCCATACGCATGCTGGAAGTCAGCTCGCAGCGCCCCCGGGCATCTGTCCAGAAGCGCTGCGAGCGTCAGGAGTTTGGGGCTGCCTTGCCCATCACATCAGCAAGGAATCCGGTGAATGTCTCCGCAGGAACGCGCCCTTCTCCGTTCCTCAACGAGTCGAGCACATGCTGATACTGGTCGGCGAACACCTTCTCGCACACGTCGACTATGAGCATCGGGTCATCCTCCCTCTGCACGCGACGCAGGTCGGTGAGCAGTATCATGTCGTCGAACACTGCCGGATCGATACTGACCGTGACACCATGCGAGGTGACTGATATGGGATCGCCCTTCGCCGGCTTATGGTCGGCTGGCTTCTTTCGTTCTACCATTCATTCACGCTCCAGTCGAGGTTGCGGGAAGCGCAATGTATTCGCGGCTTGTGCCGACGCGTCCGCCTGTGGTGGTGAAGCCCGCATAGGCGTTCGCGGCGAGGGTCACGTCATATCCCATCGCTTCCGTGCCGACCATGCTGCGTTCTCCAAGCTCGGAGCGCGTCACCTTCGGGATCACGACGCGATCGAATCCGCCGCCGTTCAAGGCAAGCTCGACCACCGCGCTGAACGTTCCAGATGGCATGGCATGGGTCACCGCAAAACTCTTCGCCGTTGCATCCACGGTCACCGCATCGTCACCGTAGGCGGTCTTCGCAGCCTGGGCGCTCATGAACTCGATCAGCACCATCTTATAGGTTTCGGAATAGCCGGTAATCTGCGTCAGAACGGTGGAGCCGCTCATGTCCTTGATTTCACTCGAATCAGTTTTGATCGCGTTGGTGATGCCTTTCTCACCAACTCTCCCGTTGCTTATAAACGCCGCATCGAGAGCTGTCGTAGCGTCGGTCGGCAGTTTCGTACCGTAGGGTGCTGTGTAGAAAACTCCGGTCACTTTCGGTGAGCCGAAACTCACATTGTCATCATTATAGCCGTTAGCCATAGTGTCTCCTTAAAGAAAAGCCCCAAAATGGGCATTGTTGAAACTGTTGGGAAAGGTCAGCCGTTCACTGCAACGGTCATCGATACGGTTATCTGGTATCGCGACTGGAATGGTGCGACGGTCTCTGGAAAGTTGACCACTGATTCGATGGATACGGCGCCCACGTTGGGATGCTGCCACAGGTCCACAAGTCGAGGTTTCACCAGTGCCATCGCAGCATTGGATGCGTTCCAGCGACTCGTGTCCCATACCTGCACGGCAATCATCGGACGGTCGAGAATGCCATCGGAGCCGCCGCCGACCCGTTCCACGGTGATGAAGCGGGCCGGCCTTGTGGATGGCACGTCGAACGAGACTGGATAGTCGGCCAGCGCGTCATCGGATTCAATCCACTGCTTCACGATAAGTTCCATGTTCAAAGGACTCATCATGCGCCGCCTCCAACAGCCTTCAGCAGCGTATTGTGCAGACCAGTATCAATGCGTGCAGCAGTGTTGGACGTGGACACAAGCACCACAGAGCCCTTCGACTCGGAAAGCACGCTAGAAGCCTCGTACAGTGGCGACCCGGCATGATTGTCCGAACCCATGGAATTCGCCCTAGCTGCCATGGCTTCGGCCTGCTTCCTTATGGCCGACTGCACTTCCGCTGACTGTCTGAAGGCGCGGAATGCGTTGAAGTCAAGCTTGACGGTGTTCGCCATCAGCCATCACCCCTCTCACATTCCACGACCAGGTTCCATTGGGTTGGAGTCATGCCGCCGTCGTATGGCAGCGGGTCGCCGAGCACCCTGTATTCATGTCCGCGAACTTTGACGATGCCGCCCCGAAGGGAGCCGGAGAATGATCGCGGAAAGTAAAGGGTGCAGGCGACCTCGATGCCATCAGGGCGTATCGAATCAGTGGAGAGCGTCTGGGAGCCGTTTGCCACGAGCACATTGTCAACAGGTGTTTCCGTAGTAGTCCAGATGGCATCGCCGCCGGGGTCGGTTCCGGTCTGCGTTCTGGTGATTACGGTCACCGTCTCGCCTCTCACGAGACCACGCTCCCATTGGTCATGTCCAGCGAGAACGCATGCTGCACGCCCTCGCCGAGACGCTGCTTCTCCGCCTTCGTCAGGTACAGGTCGCCGAGTGGATTCGCATAGTTGTACGACTCGTTGAACGGGCCCGCCGTCTGCTGCGTGGAACTGATACCAGCACTATCACCAGCCAGCATCGCCCGTTTCACCATCGCGCACACGATAGCCTTCAACGTGCCCGTGGAAGCCGTGGCATACCGTGGGCAGGTGTCGATGATCATCTGCGACGCGTCACCGATCAGTACCGTGGCCTGCGCCTGCTCGGAGGCGGTCAACGTATGCCAACGCGCCTCCAAGTCAACTGTCTGAGCGAAAGACGGTGAGGGAACGTCACTCATGCTCGCCGCCTTTCACTCAGCCCTGCGCGGGTGTCGCGGGGACGAGCACGGATGCCGGGTAGCGCTTCGTCTTGTCCGGCTGCACGTCGTTGATCGGGTTGGCGATCTGGAAGCCGACGCGGAACGTGACGCGCATGGCGACAGAATCCTGCTGCGCGAGGTTGAGGATCACCTTGCCGTCGTCGTCGGTGATCACCGCCTGATCCAGCAGCTTGTAGGTGATGTCCTGACGGATGCCGACCACGAAGTTCGACCAGTCCGCGGCGAGAAGGGAAGCCTTGGTAGAATCCCACGCACCGTTGGTGACCTCGTTCAGACCGTAGCCGTACAAAGTCGCGGGAGCTCCCTCCGCGATGGAAGGCGCGTAGATGGGCGACCCGTTAGCGTTGCGCAGTCCGATCAGACGCCAGTTGAATCCCGGAGCGGATGCGAATCCGTTGGCCGCGTACCCTTCCTCTGCGAGCTTCTGTCCCATCTCGGCCACGTTCTTCGCGAGATCCTTCGCAGTGGATTCGGTGACCATGTTGCCTGCGGCGATGGCTCCCGGGATGATGGCGGTCGGGAAGCTTGACGGCTTGTCCACGCCGAACAGACCCGCCTGGTCGACCTTGTAGCCGATGGCCGCGGCCAGGCGCGGCATGACCTCGGGCCACAGCGGGATGGCGGAGTCGTCGATCACTGCCTCCGGGATGGGAACGATGGCCGCCAGCTCCTCCGCCGTGATGGTGAGCCCTCCCCACGCCTGCTTGGTGGTCTGCTTGAGTCCCGTGTCGCCTCCGACCCAGTAGGCAATCGGCTTGGTGTCCAGCACCGGCTGGGTTCGCGTGCGCGTGGACATGGGGATCTGGCGCGCCCGGGTGAGCAGGACGGAGGACTTGGGGGCGTCCTGAATGATCTGCGTGGCGTACTCGGTCGGTATGAGGCCGCCGCCGAGGTCGCCGCTGGAAATGATGTCGTTTACTTCAGATGCCATGAGGGTATCTCACTTTCTTTTGAAAGATTCACGCAGCCAGTCGCCTTGACCGGCCGCAGGGTTCTGGGGTTGCCTGTCGACTCCGAAGGCTATGGGAGCCTGCGGCTTCTTGGAGAGGAATGTCTTGAGGGATTCGGCGTGCGCCTGGATCTCTTCGAGCGTGGAGCCTCGCAGCACGTCGGCGGGAACACCGGTGTCCTTGGAGACCTGTGTCTTCCATTGGGATTGCTGTTCCTTCGCCTTGTAGGAGCCGAGCTCGCGTTCCAGCTTCTCCGAGCGCGCCTGCAGCTTCTCTTGTTCGCTCATGCGGGACTGCTTCAACGATTCGAGCTCGTCGGCCGCGGCCTTGTTCTCCTTGGCTCGCTGCTCCCATTTTCGGGATTCGGCCTTCCAGTCAGTCTCCACTTTGCCTTCGTCGCCGTGCGGCGGTGCAGGTTTGGGAGTCTCCACTCCGGTCTTGTCTTCCACAGATTCGTCATCTGCCATTTGCTCTCCATTCTGTTGAACGCCGTGCGGCATTAAAAAAACCGCCCCGTGCGGAGCGGCTAAAAAATCAAAACTTGTTGGTATTCAGGCGGTGGTTTGCACACCATCGGTGTAATCATTCGGGAACATTCTGCGCATATTGGCGAGTACTGCATTAGTGCTGGGGTTATCACCCAGCCCTTCACGCGCTCGAATATATTGCGAGTACATAGCATCAGGATCATACCCAGTAATATGCGAGGTTTTACTATCCCATTCGGGAATAATCTGACAGTCGCAATCACTGTGGTACTTGTGGAAGTCGCCGCCCGCACTGGATTCGGCGTGATACACGAAACCACGCGAGGCCAGCATCCCGCAGAACGCGCACGTCCTCATACCGGTGGGAACACGGGCGTACCGCGGGTGCGTCGGGTCATGATCGGCATTCCTAGCGATAGTCTGCCTTCCCGAATACATGACCCACCGCTGCAGAGCCCCAGACAAGAAATCAGCCACTGAACTTGGATCATCACCAAACAACGACCCCGCCTTGTACCGTATGCTTGCCTGTATCGCCTCATCGCTGAACGAGTCGGCGGTCAACGCCTCATAACTCCCATTGACTGATTGCGCTCTGACCTGTTCATACCATTCCGCAGCAGCGGTCGCGGCAATATCACCGTATTTACGAGCCAGGGCGGGCACTTCATCCAGCAATAGGTCACGCTGCCACTCAGGGCTGATATTCTTCAGACTCTCCCACAGTCTGTCCATCTCTCTGCGAGCCATTCTGACCGCCTGTTGCTGTGCCTGACTGAGACGGTTCACGTCCACTCTCGTTGTCATGAGCAGCTCCCAAAAGCTTATCAAGTGTTGATGATGCTTGGTTCCTGCGCACGGTGGTCAGAATCGAATCAATGTCCTTCTGATCGAATCCTGCGTACCGCCATCCGACCTCGGTCTGCGCAAACTCGGGTGAGACACTGGCAATCTTGCTGAACGAGTCAGCTCGCGCGGCATCTGAAATCTCTCGGGTCGGCGACCAGACCGGACGAATGGATTTCAAATCATCCGGTGCCTGCTGCAACCCTTCACGCAAGCAGACGGCCATCGTCACCGCATCCTTGATCGCACGCCCAAACCTGATGTTCTGCCTGTCTGCCTCACGCGTGAGTTTGCGTTCGGCTACCGACATGGCCTCCGCTGAAGTCGGATTCTGCGTGATGATGCCCAGATCGCTCACGGGAATACTGGTCTCGGATGACACCATGAGCGCTATCGTCTTCAGCATGTCGCTATGCGGCTGCATGGAGGCCTGCTGGATCTGCTGCAGCTGAGGATTGTCACCGTCCTCGTCCTTGCTTATCGCATTGATGGCGCTGATAAGAGACGACCAGGTGTCCTTGCTAAACGCATCCTTGTTAGCTCCGAGGAACCACAGCTTGGGAACCGCATAGAATTCTGCGGAAGCCTCCATTCGCACGATGGTGCGGAAGCCGATGTCAGTCAGTGACATGAGCGGCCTGCTCACGCGGGAGCGTCCAAAAGGACGGTTCAGCTGTGCGTCATAGCACAGTGGCACGATGGTCGGCCTGCCAAAGTTCGACTGCGACCTCACAGCCTCCCACCCTGTTCCGGTCTTAGCGCATGTGTACAGGCAGTTCGGAAGCCATACGTTAAAACCGGTGATCGAACCATTCTCATCGTCGCTGGTGATCGTCAACGCTGAGGAAATCCTATTATTTTTGCGATCCCAGATCGCCGCCGACCAGTCGGCAGAACGAGGCAAGATGACCATGCGGCTGCGATCATTCTCGTCAGCGGAAACCGTCAGGAACGCGCAGGAATGCGTGTAGGCGCTCGAAATGGCCTCAGGAACGACGACGTCAAGCGCATTGTCGTCACACAGATCAGCCACACCATGCTGGTCAGCACCCCCACCAAAGGAGAAGCCTTCGAACACGCTCAAATCCGCCAGCGATCGCACAGCCTTGGCAGGCCAACCAATCATCGCATCCACATTGCTCTTGATCTTGTCCGGAATGGAAATGCCGAAATCCTTGAAACGATAATGGGCATCGACATATTGAGAGCGGATCAGATTATGAGGATACTTATTCGCCCACACCTTCAACAGTTCCTGGATTACAGGGATATCGTCAGCGTCAACGCCACGAACAGCATTCAATGATACCGATTCAATAGCCAGGAACGATTTTCCAGTGGCCGTAACGTTAGTCGTTGCCATCAGACCATCACCTCCTGTTTCCTTCCCGGATGCCGTCTGCTGGTGAACGCCCCATGCAAGGCGAGCGTGCACGCCACCAACGGTGAGATATCGATATCGGAGCCCTTCTTGTTCCAGCCGAAGGCCCCACTGTTGCCGATGGGGCGTGTGACGGCACCCTCGACCGCCAGGGCGAGTGGCTTCTGCTCATCATCTGGCAGATGATGCAACTGCTGTTGCGCGAGCATGTCCTGGAACCGTCCGCACGCCTGCCCCATATCCGAGGCGTTCGTCATCGTCACCTTCACATGCCTCGCCTTCAACTCGGGAATCAGCACCATCGCCGGGGACTGCGCATCAACCACCACAGCCGCCGTCTTGGGCCATCGTTCGGCAAGCCATTCAGCCGCCCACGCCATCCCCTGACTACGCGGATCCTCGAACCGGGCCAACTCGATATGAGCGGAACCATCCTTGTACTTCACGCACGCCCCTATGGCCAGCGAGGACCGGTCGGGAGCCATGTCCACCGCGTAGGAGGGAGTGCCACCATCGGCACGCCGCTCTACAGCGCCTGCTGCCCATAGTTCCGGATTGATGGCGCTGTGCGTGACCGTCTCGTCCCAGATGCCCAGCGCTTCGCGACGGAACGTGTCATCATCCATCTGCCGTTTCATGCGCAGCATGGAACTCTCGGGCGTACGCGTCGGATACGATGGGTTGGCCTTGGCCCACGCCTTGCGATCATCGGAATCCGCGTCACGGTCCGCCGAGAACTCCACATACACCATGTCGTCCTCACCCGCCAGCGCCTGGGCGCGCAGGTTCGTGAACTTCTCCCCCGGGTCTGACGGCTTCGGCGGAGTGCCCATGTACAACACCAGTCCGATACCGAGCGGTGAGGCGTTCGTGGTCGGCACCATGTCGGAAACCGTCTTCTCGCTCAGGATCTGCGCCTCGTCGAACACGATCACGTCCACCGCGTCGAAACCACGACCGAACCCGGACTCGCGCGCACCGAACATGATGCGCGAACCATTCACGAACACCACCTCGGGCCGGCCCTGAGGCTCATGAACCACACGAATATAACGACGCAACGCCTTGCGTTGCGCCAGCCCCTTGAAAAACATGAACGTCTGGTACGCGGTACTCGAACGGTGAGCCGTCCACAACACCGTCATGTTCGGTATCAACGTGGACAGGATGAAGATCATCGTACCCACCGTGAACGTCTTTCCCGTCTGACGGCAAATCGACATCACAATGCCACCGATGGTGGCGGCGAACGAACCATCAGCCCTCTTCGCCAGCATGAGACGCCCCAAACCGTCCTGCCACCGGTCATACACAATCCCGCATTCCACGGCACGCTCATTGACACGAGGCCACAACGTGCCCGTAATGCCGGACGGTTGGATCACATGGGCGGCAAGACTAGACAGGCTCCCATTCTTCGGCCTCGGCAGGCGTTTCGATACCATCGACACCAGCCTTCCCGCCATCGGAGCCCTCAAGCCCCTCCAGCTCCTTCTTCACATCAAGCATGCGTTTGGTCAACGCCGCCAAATCCTTCGGCGACGTTCCAGGATCGAACACCGCTACCTTCAACCGTTCCAAGGTCCGTGTCAGCAGCGACTCATACGATTCGCCGACGGTTGCGGAATCTTCGACAGGCCCGACCGGTTCATCGGGTGCGTCAACGGTCTTTCTACGCATCTGCGCGAACCCCTTCCCATCCTCGAAAGGGACAGCAGGTCATGCGCACGAACCGCGCACGCGAATAGAACTCCACGCCTCCCCGCCTGTAACTCCGGGCATCAGAGAGCACAAACACATGCAAACCATCACCCGAACAGGAAACCTCAACGAACAGCACCGGCTCTACAATGCCCCGAATCACCCTGGCCACGTCAGGCTTCAATGTTCCTGACGCGGTGAAGCAATGATCGAAGTCATAGACGGCGAATCCATCGCCAAGCATGAACCCGAAACCATCACCGACATTCGATCTGGTCGCATCCTCGTATGAGACCCACGAGTTCGGGTTGGTGCTCGACGCGTTGCGCCCGTTCAAACGCAGGGGCTTCTTGCCGCTTGCACGCACCCAACGTGGAGCATCGGTCATGCATTCGGGAAGCGGATGCTTCAACCGCAACCGGTGCGCCTTCTGCGTGCACCTGTTGGAGCAATACTTGGGCTTGATCGCCCGCGCGCCAGGCTGCAGAACGTTATGACATACAAGACATCTCATACCCAAATTATACCAGAACGTAAGGGCAAACACCAATGATTGCAACGATTATAGATACTATCAAATAACAATTACTTGATAAAACGCCAAGAGCGCCCATTGCGTCAAACCCAACGGAAACCCTGCAAAACCGCCGCACACAGCCGCACAGGGTCCAAACAACAAGCCCTCAGCGACCACCCTGAGGAAAAACGGTGTGTGAAAAAGGCGCTATGCACTGTGGGGAGCCTCGCCCGGGTGGGGAGGGCATCCCCCCCTGGGTCACCAGTCGGAGGTTTGGAACGGGATTGAAGTCGGTTTGATGTTTATCCCGTTTACGGCGTTCTGCGCCCATTGTTGACTCTTGTTGCTCTTCATCTGATTGCAGCATCTGTGCGTTAGTTGCACGTTGTGCCAGTCTGTTGGTGATCCGCCTCGTGATACTGGTATGATCTCATCTACTTCCGCACTCCATGGGTTTGGCGTGCGCAGTGTCTTGTCTACTGGTTTTCCGCATATGGCGCATGTGTCGTATGCGGATAAGACTCGCGCTCGTATTTCCCTGCGTCTAGCACCATTGGCGGTGCGGGGGTTGCGTTTTGGAGGTGTCATGCTTCTGGTGCTGGTTCGCTTATGTACGACCATGTGCCTTTGGGGTATGCGGCGATGGTGGTGTAGTGGCGGCCCCAGATGGTGAGTAGACCGGTCTTCTTTTTGACCCAGTATCCTTTGGCTTCGGGCAGGAGGATGGGGTCTCCGTTAGGTGGGGTTACTGCAAGCATGTTTCCTCCAGTCTGCCGTTGATGTGTGGTGTTGCCCTGCTCTCGTCGGCCTGGGGGGCTGTGGGATTGTGGCGAGGCAGGGCAAGCGTGAAGTGTGGTGCCCGGCGGTGAAAGGTTGTAAAGACCGCCGGGCAAGTGTTAGGTGGGCTGCCGGGATGTGCCCCGGCGATTAGACATGGAGATCGGCCCACCGACGACATCGCCCCGCCGCCGATGCCGTCTCGTGCTCCAGGAGGAGGATTCGAACCTCCGCCATCCGATTAACGGTCGGGCGTGCTGCCGGTTACACCATCGAGGAATGTCCGCCGCAGATCGTGGCGGCTGGAAGCGAAATGCGAAAGGGCCGGCATTTCTGCTGACCCTTACACTTCGACTGAAGTCGATTATATCACGGAACAGTGTCAACTTGCAAGCGTGTTTTTTTTGAGTCGCGAGAGTTCGAGGAGTCGTCCGATGGGAAATTGGTAGCAGTGGTCCCCGTCGGGCGTCGCGTCGATCATGTGGCGTCTCAGCCAGTTGTTGACGTCATCCCGCGTTATCCTTCGTCCGGTTTGTTCGCTGCACCATTTGGCGGCTCCGGCTGGCGTGGCAGTGATGTGCACGCGGTCGAACGCGGCCATGGTCTCCTCGCGCATGGACCGTGCGTCGATGACCATTCCGCACGAGCAGCGGACGATGACGTCGACGGCGTCCGATTCGACGTCGCGTCCGCATCCCGGGCAGAGCCCTGCGAAAGGCCGGCGCTCCCTGCGGTCCGATCTGGAGCGCACCCGTGCGAGCAGGGACGACATGGATCTCATGTCCGCTCCGGCTGTCGATGTTCGGCAGAGGTCGGCCATGCGCTCCATCATGCCGACGAGGATGCGTTCGCCGCTTCCCCACACTCCGACGGTGGCCGCCGTCTCGCCGATCCTCTCCCATGCGCTGTCGTACAGGTCGAGCGCGGACAGGTTCACCGGCGCCTGCGGTACGGACGGGTCGGCGTGCCCTGCGCGCTCGAGCGTCACCTCGCGGTTGGCTATCTGTCGCAGGTGGCGCAGTGCGATGCGCAGCGAGTGGAGGGTCCGCGCGTACTCTTTTCGGCATTCACGGCACAGCGTCCACCCGTCGCTCACCCTTCCTCCGCACGACTGGCATTCCGATCCGATTCTCACTTTTCCTTCCTTCCGTAGGGGTTGTCGATCATCATGGGGATCACGTCGGGCTCGCGGCGCGCGGCCATTGCCCCGTCGAGGAACGCCTTCTCGGCCAGTCTGCGCCGCTCCTCGTGCAGGTATCCGAGGACCTCGGCCTCCGCGCTCGTGATACCTATGCCCCTGTATGCGGCCCACGCCTCGCCGAGCGTGCGGGACGACACCGGCGCCATGGACGCGTCCGGCGTGACGTGCGGTATCCACGGTTCGCTCATGCCGTCACCGCCTTACGTGCCACCTTGAGCAACGATTCCGCGTTCATCATGTAATTGCCTCTGACTTCGGTCGATTGATCCTCCCAACATGGCGTTCTTTCGTCGAGTCTGTTCCACGCCTTCGAGGTGTACAGGGCCTTTGCCACTGCCTCGATCTGCGCTTCGGTAGGCTCGCGAGACGCCTGCCACTCAGCACCCTCGACGAAACCGCTACGACGCATCGCATAACGTTCCGCGTATGACTGCAAAATCGAGCCGCCCGTGCTCGTATCGATTTCTGGCCACCGTCGTTCCGCTTCCTCCCGTGCCGTGCTCATTTCCCCACCCTCTTGTATGGATTGTTCCGAGTCATTGGCTGACCTGACACTGCTAAGTCACGCCCCTCAGTGAAACCCTCCTCCCATGCGTCTGCTCGTATCTGAGCGTCATGGTCGGCGAGCCAGCGGTCGAAATCCTCGGCTCGTTCCTTCTCGTACGCCTCCACATCGAAGTCATATCCGCCCTCCGGATAGTCGAGGCTCCAGTAGTCATGTCGGACATCCTCGTCGGTCGGTATGTATTCCTGTGTCATTGTTTCTGCTCCTTACGATGCTCGGCAACTGCACTAAATGCACTCTCCGACGCAATTCCATAATCATTACGATCAGATGACGTCAAGGCATCAATAATCGCCTGCGTTGCAATGTCATGCTCCTTATCGGTAATCTTCAAGGCATCCACTCGTATCCGGGCATCATAGGCAGCAAGCCAGCGGTCGAACGCGGCGACCTTCAACCTCTTCCATTCAGCCATCGACATCGTTAGCGCGTCAAAGCCTATGTCCTCCTCGTCAGGAATATAGTCATCAATTACCTGTTGGTCCGTTGGCGTGTATTCCTGTGTCATGTCAGTACTCCTCCTTGATGAGTTCGATGCGCGTGGGCGGCGTGATCTTCAGAAGCCTTACCGGCGGCTCCAGATTCCAGTCGGCGCTACCATCCGTGACGATGCACTCGTCGATATCCCCCGGCTTCAACCGGTCATCGCACGGGCAGGGATGGCGATTCACATGACGGAAGTACCAGCCCTCCGCCGACACGCTCCCGTCCGGTTCGACGGCACGCACGCGCGGGATGCCGGCGAGCGCCATGTTTGTTTGGTTGTGATTCATGCGTCCTCCCTGTCGGTTGGCGTGTATTCCTGTGTCATGATTTCTTCTCCTCTGGTACGGCCTGCGCCGCGTCCGCGTCACTGATATACTCGTTAATGTCATAAACCCGTTCGCCGATTCGAGCGGCGTACAAACGCCAGATATTGCTGGGCAACCCGGAAAATATTTGGTTCGGGTGCGGGAACAGTTTGTAGAAATCGCTCTCGCTTACCCCCGCGAGGGATAGCACGAACTCGTCGCTTTCACGCTCGAACTCCTGCTCGACACCAAGTTCTCGGATGCCGAGCAGCTGCAAATCGTCCGAGGCCACGTACCGGATAATCGACGCGCCATCGAAACTCTCGGAGCGCACCTCGTAATGTTTCTGGCCCGCGTCGATCCTGCTGTAGACATCCCTTTCGATCTTCGCGGTTACGATCTTCGTGATCTTCATGATTCCTCCCCGTTGACTACTGCGTAGTTCTGTCTCCGTATGTCGTTGGCGTAGGCGAGCATGCCCCGGATCGTCACGTACGAATGCACGTCCGGCTCGATGGTCTCCACGAGGCACGTCCACTGCGACGAATCGTTGTCGGACGCCTGATCCTCGAATGTTGTGGGGTCAACGACCAGCACCCACGGCGTTCCGATGGGCACGATGTCCGCCAGCGCGTTGCGGATGGCCCGTATCTGCTCCTCATTCATGATTCCTCCACCTCGCAGTCCACCGTCACCCCAAGAGCCTCTGCAATGGCGGGCTGAAGCTGGTATCTTCCGAATTTCGATGGCTTCTCCCGCAGCAGCGTCTCCATCGACTGTCCAAAAGCACCGTTCAGGTCTTCCCCCTGCGTCAATGCTATGAGATTCGCTATCCTCAGCTGCTCGGATATCGCATGCAGCTCACCGGTGACGTCACGCTTCGTTCTCTTGCTCATTCCTTTTCCTTTCGTTTTTGCCCCCATGCGGGGCTTTCGTGGTTTATTGGTGTCATTGTTCGGGTTTGTCGTGTTCGCCCGGCAGAACGTCCGCCAGACGTGTTTTTGACATGCTTGCGATGAAATGGTGCCCCGTCGGATGGCGTGCTCGTCTCGCAGGCGGCTCGAGCTCGCGCCCCCGGTAGCGGTCGGCGGCCCTTCCCACGGCGTCGGCGAGCGGCACTCCGCTGTTGACCAGACGACGCACCATGGCCGGCGCCCCACCCGCCCACAGGGCATCACCCTCCAGCCCCCGGGCGATGAGCATGTCGGTTATCTGGTTCTCGGTGAGATGCGACGCGGGACGGTTCGCCCTGACGATGTCCGCCACGTCTCCCGGCTGGATCATGCCGAAATCGTGGTGCGTCCCGAACCATCGCGCCACCGCCGACAGACACTCACCGAGCGTCGGGTCGCAGGCGTCGTTGATTATCTGCGCGAAGAGCCTCGCATCCTCCGGGGTCGCGCTTCGATGGTCGAGGTGCTTGATCGCGGTCATCAGATCCCATGAGTCAGTCGGTGATAGCAAGCTGCCCACCCCCCTGCCGCTGTTCATCGGCCTGGATCTCGGCGCGGATGCGACGGTCCTCGTCCCACTCGGCCTGCGCCCTCTGCGTTCGGGTGACGATCCTGCCGGACTGCATTTGATGGCTGATATCCGGCCCGTCGTTCCACGAGTCGGCTTTCAACCATTTCGCCGGGTAGGGCGCATAGGTCACGTCGCCGGTCAGATACGCCTGCAACCCGCTGACGATCTGTGCAACTGATGCTCGTCTGATCGCTTTCTTCCATTCCGCCCATGCCTTCGGTTTCTCCTTGCGCCGAAAGCTCGGGTAGGCCTTCCAGAATGTTTCAAAATCATCTGAATATGCGGGAAACCGTGAAACTTGTTTCACGGGAATATTCTTCCCCTGTTCCCCTGTTCCCCTGTTCCCCTGTTCCCCTGTTCCAGTCTTGAGAGTTTCTGTAACCCTCAAGAGACTCTCTGGAGAATCGAAGAGGAGTGGCTGCGAATCGTTGGAAGGACGCGGATAACGAGGGGTGTTCGGGTGATTGACGCGCTGGTGCTTTTCCCAGTTGGTGACGAACACGAATTTTCGCCCGTCTGCCTCGTAGACCTGAATCATGTCGGAGTCGCAAAGCCTTCTTAAACCTTCCGAAACTCTCTTGATAGTCTCTTGAGAGTCTCTTGCAAGGTCTGGTGCGAACAGGTCGGCGCAAATATCGATCAGATGATAGCGTCCCACGCCGTTGTCGTCGACATACGACCACAAGCCGATGAACAGCAGACGGTCGAACCAATCCAGCGCCGCGATATCATCACTACGCCAGAACTCCGGCTTGATACTACGAATCCTCATCGTCTTCTCCTTCCGCTGATCCATGCGATGCACACCGTCGACGCGCAAAGCGCGAGCGTCGCCAGCACGTCACTCATTTTTCCTTCTTCCGGGATGCGTGCTCCTGTTTTCGATCCAGTCGTCGAGGTCTACGCGGAGGAATCTCCTCGGATGATCGGCTTCCTGCCTGGGGCCGTTGCCCAGGTAGATGTGGGTGTAGAACGTCGACTGTGCGATGCCCACGTACGCCGCGGCCTGCCTCACCGTGAGAAGATCGCGTTCCGGATTGACCGTCCTCGCGCGCCGACTCTCGATCCACTCCCTCATTCCGGGAGTGCGCATGAGCAGGTCGTAGTCGCTTGGTTCGTCGATGGCGTTCATAGTCCCATCCTCCTGAGCCTGTCCCGGCGCTCGGCCCTGCCCGGGTCGTAGGGGCACGGGTAGCGCTTGCTGATCGCGTGCGGGCAGCGGTCCACGCCATGATCGGGGCGACTGCAAATCTCGCAATGGCGGAGGATAAGCTCATTGGTCAGCATCAGGAGTCATCTCCTCTCCCAGTGCGACCCCGTGGTTGAGGATGGTGGCGTACTGTTCCAGGGTCATGATGACCAGCTGCCGCCCTATCCTCTCCGTGGAGTCGATACCTATGCCGTGCCGCTTCTGCACGACCGCCCAGAACGTCGCATCGTCATTGCCGGCCTCCACCTGCGCCTCCGCGAGATGAGCGCTGACATCGCTGCGACTCGTGTTCTTCACCTCGATGCAGACGCGTTCACCGTCGAGCATGACGCCGGTTATGTCGCCCCTGTCCTGCGAGCCCGACAGGTGGCGTCGCTCCACGCGCCGGTCATTCAAAGCCCACGCGAGATAGTCGGCCACGGCCTGCTCCATGCGCGCTCCGGCCGCTTTCGCACTCCTACGATTCTGTGTCATAGCCAGTCATCCCTCTCCCTCTCGTAGTCCATCTCGCCACTATGGTCGCTCATGCTGCTGTGCCTCCTTTGATGTCGAGTGCGGGCTTGCCGGCTTCGACCTGGTCGACGAGTCGGCGGGCTCGGTGGCAGAACTGCGAGAACCTGTCTGACCCTTCGACCATGTCGACTGCGCGTGTGAACTCCAGTTCTGCGCGCAGCCGTCGCAGTGCTTGGTCCTCGGCGATGCCCTCAAGTGTGACCGGGTCGACGGGCGGCGTGTCGGGCTTTGGTGCCTGCACGTAGGATGTGACTGACAGATTCCAGTCGTTGTCAGAGATCTCCGCCTTGGTGACGGTGCGGCTCGTCTCGTGCTCCAAGTCGCAGAATTGTACCGGCCTCTCACCCATCCCCTTCTTGAGGACGAGGCAGGCGGTCTCGATCTTCGTGTCCGTGAACGTGTCTCCTGGCACGCGGATCACGGCGGACACGTACTGATTCTCGATGATCCACTGGCGCAACTGCTGCTCACGCCCGCCCCGGTAGAGCATGCCTGGGAACGCGAGGATGGCGGCGGTTCCGCCCGGCGCGAGGAGGTGAATCGTGTGGAGGAGGAACGCGAAGTCCGCGCGCGAGGCGGTGGGCACGGTGGGTGCGACGGTGAACCGCTCGTCGGTCGCCCTCGTGGGGTCCCACTTGATGGAGAAGGGCGGGTTGGCGACGATCGCGTCAAACTTGCTGTCCATGAATGCGGGTTCGGTGAGGACGTCTCCTAGGACGCCGTGGAAGCGGCTGCCGAAGCGTTGGCGCGCGTAGTCCAGGGCCTCTGCGTCGATGTCCTGGCCGTAGAGGGCAGAGTCGGGGAACTCGTTGAGGAGCGCGCCCGCACCACATGTGGGATCGTAGACGTTTGCCGGGTTGCCGGGGATGAGGGCTCGGAGCATGCGCGCGAGCTCGGGCGGCGTGTGAAACTTCCCCTGCTCACGGTACTGTTCGCGCTGATGCTTGAGCGTGAAGTCTGGCGCGCTCATGCCTCCCCCTTCCACGTGGCTATGGACTTTTCGTCGTATGCTTCGTAGTTGTTGATGGCGCGACAGTTCCTGCATTCGCCGGCAGCATTCAGCGGCAGACCACAACGCGGGCAGACAGGCTCCACGTCAGGCGGCTCAATATTCTCAAAACTCAGGCTCATCACTGCCTCCCCACGGGTCGGACTGCGATTGCGAGGTACCCGGCTGGGTTTGTGGTGACCGGTATTGCGGTTTCTGGCCGGTGCCCGTCTGTTGTCTTGGGATGATGGTCACTTCGTTGCGGTCGAGTGGCACGCCAACGATGTCAGCGCTCATTTCAAGATTGGTCTTGCCCTGATACTCGTCGGACGTGACCACACCATAGGCGAATACACGGTCTCCCTTGTGCAGGCTGTTGAGCACATGCTCCGCCAGATACGTGTCCCAGATGGTGACGCGATACCACAGGGCCGGCGCATCCTGCCACTGACCCTGCTTCTTCACTCGCGGCGTGACACCGATACTGATGCGCGCGATCTGCTTGCCGTTGACCATTTGGAATTCTGGATCACGCCCCAGATTGCCGACTATTAGGCTTGGAATACCATTAAGCATTGTTTCTCCTTGACTTACGTGTGTATGGGTTGTTGACCTTGACCGGGCGGGGTTTACGGTTTTTGCACGGGTATTTGCTGTCCATCGCGTGGGGACAGCGGAGAGGCCCTATATCAGGCGCTCCACACACCTCGCAGATGCGCACAGCACCATGCAGGATGGGAACGTCAACGGTCATCGCCCACCTGCCTTGCGGTAATCAACACGCCTGCAATGGCGAAGAGCAGAATGCACGAGATTAGTAGCCTACGCATGATCGCCTGCTTCGTCTGCTATCTGATCCGTCGACTCGATCTGCGGTGCAGTGTCGTCTTCGATGACCGGTTTGAAGATATCTGAATAGTCTGGCGTGGTTTCGTCAGCGCTGACCGCAGTTGCAGCGTTCACGCTCACTGGAAGGTAGGGGAAGACGCGGCGTATGACGGTTTTCTTCGCCATGGCCTCATAGTCTGACACCCACGGGCCGTTGTCCGATGCCTTGGAGCGTCGGCGGATCTGATCGACCTCGCTTTTCGTCATGTGCTCGAACACGAAACCACCGGTCATGAGCTGCGCGTTCACGAACACGTCCGTCAGCTTCTTCTCGGAATGCTCCACGTCACGTGCCTGATGGAACTTGAAATGCTGACCATTCTCATCCTCCCAGGTGTCGAAATCATCACCCTGGTAGACGGCCTGCGCGTGCAGGCTCTTGATCTGCCCTGACCTGCGAGCAAGGTCGATGATGCCCTTATATCCCAGGATGAACGTCGCATCCACGCCACCGTTGCGCTTGTTGCCGTAGGGAAGAATGTAGGCACGTCCAAGCCCGTCCACCGCGGACGGTTCCAATCCCAGTGCGGAACATTTCATGAAACACGAAAGCACGCTCTCGGGCGAGCATTCCGCGAGTTTCGGCTCCTTGTTGATCGTGCTCACACACAACTGATAAAGCCGTTCACCACTCATATTGTTGCCGATGACCGCCCGAATACGAGGCCACGACTTCTTCAGCATGTCCTTCAAACGATCCTGCGGACGCGCCTGCACCAACTGCTGCCCCTGCGTGCGTTGCGCGAGTTCACCCATTGTTCTTCTCCTTTATTTCACTGACGTGCAGCCTTCGCGCGTCAAAAGCCTTTCTGACTGATTCCTTGTAGTGTGTGGTCGTATAGGTCGCTTGCCAGCGACCCGATTTGAGTCCCTTGTGCTCCCCGATGAAAACCTTGAGATCCTGACCGACCTTCTCTTTTTGAGCTTTGAGGCTTGCCAACTGGTTCGAAAGCCTGAGATAGGTAGCCGACATCTCTTTGAACAGGTCACTGTCAATAAGCTCGATGTCGCCGTCGTCCTGCGGGTAGAGCTCGTCCACGTCCGTGCCGGTGAGTTCGGGAGGCTCGTCGCGTTGGATGAACTCCCAGAACGCTTCAGCGGCATCCACTACGGTCTTGATGTCGTCCTCGTCGCGTTCGAACCACACCTCCACCGGCTCGGACTCACCAATGTCAGCGACGAAGCAGCCGTACTTCCAGCCGGTAACCGCGAGATAATGCGTCACCTGCGCCATGTAATAGTCCGGGGCCTTCAGACTGCCGTCATCCGCATGCCAGTCAGCGGCACGATACGCGCTAGCGGTCTTGCACTCCAGGACGCCGAAACCACGATCCTCACTCCAGATCACGCCGTCCAGTGAGGCGCGCAGGAATGGATGCGCCAGCGATATCAGACTCATGTCCGTGCCGTTCGTCAGTGAAATTTCGGGATGACGGCGGCTAAACCAACGACGCAGCTCGCCCTCCAGCACATTGCCCTTGATGACCGGCCAACGACCCGAGATATCCTCATGCTCGGACCTACCCGTCTTCTCCAGCCACAGCGAGTACGGCGTCTGGTACTTGTTCAACCCGAGGATCGTGGACATGTCGGAACCGCCAACGCCCTTGCCGCGCTCGGCCAGCCACGCCGCCTCGCGCTCCGCCCTCGTGCGCTGACGAAACCGCACCACGTCGAACACATCGTTCGACCTCAACGCAGGACGCTTCATTTGGTGTCCTCCTTGACTTGTCCGTCCTCGATGATGATCGCGCCGGGATCCTTGTCCCCGACCCGCTCCATAAGCACCTGGAAGTCCTGCTCCTCGGCGACCTGCGCCACGTATGCCAACGCGTCGTCGTCAAGCAGGGAACCGTCCTTGATGCGGATGACCTTGAGTTTCGGATTCGAAGCCATCGCGATAGCCATGCTCACGCGCAACTGCTCCATGCTCGACGCCTGCTGGAACGGCACGCCCTTGTACGTGACGCCCGACTCGTCGAAACCAAGACCGTCGATCGGGAACTTCGCCTCGGTCAGCGCCTTATCCTTGGATTCACGCAACATCTTGATCTGCGCGTCAAGATCGTCATAGTTTCCCTGCCATTCATCGATCTCCGTATTGCGTCGGATCGCCTCTTGGTTGGTGCGAATTCGCGTGTTCGTGTCCTCAATGGATGACAACTGCTCTTCAAGTTCCGTCGTATCTGTCGGCAGCCCAAGGAACTTCACCCGCTCACTAAGCCGCTTCTCGTCTTCCCGCTCTGCCTTCAGCTCCCGCTGCAACTTTTGAATCTCGTGTGCAATATCAACGATTCGAGCACGGGAAGCATCACGATCATTTTCTGCGACCTGAATCTCACGGTTCCGGTCTTTCGCTGACTGAATCATGTTGAGGATCGTTGTAGCCGACTGCACTGCTTCCGGGAGGGAAGCATCAACAGGTCTCCTGCTCCCCAGTGATTTCAAGTCCCGGCCAGCATTGAGACGATCCTCAGACAGTTCCCTAATCTTCGCATCAGTCTCGTCAAGATCAATTGGCAGCTCGACCAGTTCCAACAATGCAGCCGCCTGATCCTTTGCGGACAATCCGATGAACTCCTGCGGATCAAACGACAATCGGCCCATCAGATCATCCAATACTTTCTGCGGGCTGGGGAACTTGGCCTTGGACTGACCGGCAGTCACTGTCAACGAGCCGCCGCCGTTCGCGGTGAACGTCCTGGTGACCACATAATCGCCAAGGTTCAGGCTTACTTTCCCATTGGATTCGCCATCACGCAAAGGGCGTGGATTGAGTTTCCTCGCGTCCTTGCCAGTCAACGCGAGTGCCACGGCATCTAGCACGCTGCTTTTGCCTTGCGCGTTCCTGCCGCCAATAATCTGCATATGCTTGTCGGGCGTGATGTCCACTGCCTTCAGCCGCTTCACATTCTGCGCCTGCAACTCAACTATTCTCATCTCATTTCCTCCAGATTCTTTCTGATTTCCTTTACGCGACGCTCGTACTCGGCGCTCATGAGCCGCCATATCTCCGTGTCCACTCCGCACGGACGAGCCTTCTTGCCCTTGTCGTCACGCCTGCGCGCGAACGGGTTCCTGATTCTCATGATTCCTTCTTTCGTTCTTTATCTGCTCGTAGATTCTTTTCGGATAGTTTTCGAACCATGCGAGCGGATACTTCGACCTGGCCATGGTGCGAGCGATGGCGTGCACATACGGCTCATCACTCATTTCAGGTCGTGCGCCCATTTGCGTACCTCCTTGGCCCACGCACGCGGGTAGGAGGACGGGGATCTATCGTCCGTCTTCGGCGGATGGAAGATGGGAATGTCACCTTCCTGCATGGCCTGCGCGATGCTCCTGCGCGGGATACCGAGTACGACCGACGCTTCCGTACTGCTCCATGTCTCCTGCTCCTTCAATTCGCTAATGGGTTTCATGTCGCACCTCCAGTGATTCGTGGGTGGCGAGCGCGGCGCACGTGACGTACATGGTGACGAGGATGATGTTGCGGAGCGGAGTCGCGTTCGCGTCACTGCCCACGAGCAGGATCGTGCAGGCAATCAGGCCGGCGAGCGCCGCGGTGAATAGGATCTTTCTCATGGCGTCACTTCGCTGCCGGAACGAGTCGCACATACACGGCGTATTTGTCGGCATCTATGCGCCGCACTACTGCCTCGAACTGCCCTGGTCCGATTTGGTAATTCCCCCTATTGATGTTGAAAGCAGTGGCATAGGCCGTAGACTTTTTGGATGTCACCTTCGCTTCTCCCCATAGGCCCGGGTTGCTTCTGAGTTGATCCCCGACTTCTGCCCATTTTGTCTGTTTGCGATATTCGCTCTTGATTTCCTTGAAGAATTTCATGATCATGCCGCCTTCTCGATGCCCTTGTTGCCAAGGAACTTGTTGACGAAGTACTGCTGGCCCTTGCCGGTGACTTTGACGGTGCGCGTGGTGAACGTGACCCCGTCAGGATTCGTGTGCGTTGACTCCTTGATCTCGAACAGGCCCTGCTCGATGTACTTCTGCAACGGCATGTTGTAGTCCTCGCCCTTGCGGCTCGACAGGTAATGGCGTTCACGAAGCCAGGCGAACAAACGTCGCTGTCCCATAGGCACGCCGTTCTGTTGGATGATCTTCGCGAGCTGCCCGACGAGGATCGACGTCTGTGAGGCGTTGACCGCGTCCGCGAACAGAACCTTCGGGGCCTGCGCCTCCAGCTGTTCGGCCTGCTCCGCGACCTTGGATTGCAGCCAGCGCATCGACGCCAACGCCATCTGCTCCGGCGTCATGCTCTCCTGACCGGACATGTAGCCGCCATGACGACGGATGGAGGGCAGAACCTCATGCGTCACCCAGCGCTGAAAACGCTTCGCCTCAGGCTTGTCGCTGCGAAGAATGATCTTGTACAGACCCGCTTCGTTCACAATGTTCACAGGGGTGTTGGAAACTGACCCTAAGCCAGACTTAGGGTCAATCTTCGATTGCTCATCGTCATCGAGCCGCTGGGCGATCATGGTGGGATTGCTGAGATTCAGTGCATCGCACACGTCCTTGAGCACCCACCATGTCAGGCCGGTCTCGTACGTGAGTGTCCTTACTGGTGTACCCTCGAAATCGAAGGGTTGTATACTGTTACTAGTCATTATCTGACCTTTCACTAGAGCCCCGTTGCGCCGGGGCTTTATTTATTTGTTGACGTAGTTACCGCGCGGCGTTAGGAGATACCGCACGGCCCCTCATAAAGTGGTTCGTTAATCGCACTGGCAGGTGCGGTCGCACAGTTAGGAGAAGAACTATGGATTGGAGCATCGTCGGCGAGGTCGCCGGCATTGTTATCTCGGCACTGTTCGGGCTTACCGGTTTCGTGACCTCCGTCGTCGCCCTGGTTCAAACGCACAAAGCGAACGACAAAGCATCTAAAGCCAATGACATAGCAGAGAAAGCCTTGCGTCACGATATTGAGGACAGCCATGTGGATTGGTCTATCGACTGGGATGAGGAGACGCAGCACGTTGTCGTGACGAATACCGGCAAAGACACAGCTCATGATGTTGGTGTCATCCTCAACACAGTGTTCCCGGGGTCTGGTGAGCGTTTCCATCGCGCAGACACGTCTGCGGGGGATGTCCCAGCTGGCGAGGCTACACGAGTCCGAGCCACAGAGGCCGTTGACGACAGGAAGAAACTGAACAGTATGCTTGATGGCAACGTGATGGGACGTTATCTGATGGTCACGCAGGGTGCGCGCTGGCGTTGCAAGATCGGTTGCGATGTCACGTGGAAGACCGATGGAGGTTTCCCTAAGATCAAGCATCTTGAACTTCCAATCTCTTCATGATTCCGTGAAGATGGTTCACTTCGCCTAATTTGGTGAGTCCGATCAGCACGGCCCAAAGGCTCAAGGAAACGCCCGCCAGTATTACAGTCGCAGCGGTAACCAGAATTGTTGACTTCACAAGCTTCATAGCTCCACCATCACCGTCACTTGGAATCAGCCTCCTTATTCGTCCGTAACTCGTCGGAAGAAAGCTCGTTCATCTGATATCGAAGAATTCCGACCCGTTCCTCGAGAATCCCGAGCCTTCGGTAGACGCCGCCCATGTTCCACACCACCACACCGAGACAGCAGGTAGTCACAATGGCGTAGAAAACCACCCCACTCATGCCGCACGCACCTGAGTGTGAATATCGGAGAAGAATGAATCTGGGAGCATGGCCAACGGATCAACTTTCAAGCAATCCGCGTAGATGGCCACTTGTCCGATGGAAATTGAAGACTTCCCATCCAATTGCCTACGAAGCGTGACGTAGGGGGTTCCTGATTGATCTGAAAGCCACTTGACAGAACGCCTAGCAGTTTTCAGAGCGGCATATATCTTGCCTGCCGCCTGCTTGGTGATGCTTTCTTGATTAACCATACGGATAATCTAATCACCATTTGGATAGACTGTCAAGCTAATTATTGATCTATACGGTTAACATACTTCCCAATTAGTGATACTATCGAACCATGACCGAATATGGAGATCAATTTGCAAAAGCGATAGCAGAAGAGCTTCGTGCTCAGAAAGCTCGCACAGGGAAAACCAATGACGAACTAGCAGAAGCTGTAGGAGTGAGCGCCGTGACGATACTGCGCTACCTACGCGGACAGCGGCAAATACCCATAGATGTATTTGGAGACCTATGCAAAGCGCTTGAAATAAGTGCAGCGGATATCACCGCAACGGCGTTCGCCAAAGCCCAGAAGAACAACACTATTACCGTTGATCCGTCGGCCCTGACCGAGGATGAGATCATGGAGAGGGTCAACGCGAGGATAGACGCGGGTGCCGTTGGTCTTGCCGCCCTGCATGATCCGGACAAGGGGAAGAGCAGGGGCGTTGATCCGGAGTTTGCCTGAATCCATATCCATGCGCATCACCTACGGCGAGCTGAGAAGACTCGCCGCTTCCCTGGGGGTGCGGGTGTGGAGCCGCGACCTCGACGGCCAGACCGCGGGCTACTACGATGACGCCTACGACGCGATCGTCATAGACCGCAGTATGACCTACCGGGGGAAGCGTTGCACGCTCGTCCATGAACTGGTGCACTGGTCTCATGGCGATGCCTCATGCAACGGTGTCATGGGCGCGAGAATGGAGCAACGTACCCGCAGAGAGACAGCTACGCTGCTAATCCCCCAACTCGAATACGCCACACTCGAGAACATCTATGATGGCGAAGCCTACCTGATGGCCGTGGAACTCAACGTCACGGAACAGGTGCTGCGTGATTACAAGGAGCTCATCCTCGACCGTAGGCAATACGTGTGAACATCTTCATATCGCGAGCGCCGTCGTTTTCGTGAGAAAACGATGCTGTTGATAATTTCTGTTAGAGCTTTTTATTACTACTTTCTGTTATTCCTTATATAGGTAGTCCCTACGGACTGCACCCTGTGTCCCAGCGGACTACACTCGCCGTCCCTAGGGACAGTGCCAGCGTCCCAGCGGACTACGGGGTGGAGTCTGTACAGACCGCCGTTGTCCCTACGGACTACGGGTGCTATATTGGGATATATAAGAAAACCCTTGGCGATGGTGGAACATCCCAAGGGCAGGCAACAACTGAGTCAGCAGTCGTTACGGTAACCACTATACCGCAGCGTCGCGGAAAGAAAAAAGATGGGTTACCACAATTGCAAGATCGTGCAACAGCTTCCAGCGGCGCGGACCATCTACCTGCCGAAACAAACAGAACAGCATGTTTCCATGACTTTCGTCCACGACATGCTGCAAACAGTCGCAATATCCAGCAATGACTATCTCACCGAAGATGAGATACAACGCAAAAAAGCAGACGGCGAGAATCTCGGCATGGATCCAATGGCCATCCCACGCTACTGGTTCGGGAGCTGGGAGCATCTTGCCGCGCTTATGTGGGAGAAACCCACTCCAGCTACCAGGAACCGCATACGCAGGGCATGGAGGGCGCTCGCTGAAATGAAGCTGGCAAAACGGTACTGCTATAAAACGTCTCGAGGCTGGGAATACACGCACCTGCTCACGATAGGCTGCGAGCAAGGCAACGAAATGTACGATGGTCTCACCGACAGCGACGTGGAAGACGATATCGAAAGCCGGCTGCTCGGCGCATACGAAGACCTGCGACAATGGCCGTATGAGCTCGAATTGAGAGCCTGAACGGTCATTCTTCCCTTTACTCCATTCAGCATCTCAACGATTGATCTTCGGCTTCACCAGCCTCGTTTCGGCGGGGCTTTTCCATATCAGTTTCTGGTGCAATAATCATATTATGACTGATACGCTTTCAGACCCCGTCTCCGTGGCACGAATGACGGCGCACTACGATGGCGCGGCTCTGCGCAATCATGAGATTGACGTGCGTTTGCTCAGCCCTGCCTTGATGGGGTTGAGCATCGCCTTCGAACGCACCCAATACCATGTCGCTCCTAGCCGTCAGATCAAACTGAACGCCAAGGCGACGCGCGAAGGTTCCGTTGACATCGATCTCATCGTCAGGGTAATCAACGCTGGAATGGATTTGCTCGCCAGTCGTGAAACGACCGCAGCGTTGAATGCCACCGCCATAGGCATATACGTGTTCGGTGCAATCAGCCTTATCAAGAAGGCTATGCTGCACGGTGGGAAGCCCACGAAAATCGAGGGGGCGGAATCCGATGATGCCAAAACTGACGTCAAGTATCCAGACGGTACCATTGAGAGAACATACCCCGAATCGCTTGAGATGATCGGAGATGCCGCATTCGTACAGGGGGTGAAAGATTCAACGGCTCCAGCCCTGCATGACGGTATAGATCTGGTTGAATTCCATCTGCCTAATGTGTCCGAGAGTGTCACCACTGAGGAAGCCGAGAACATCAATGATTTCGACGTTTCGGACAACGACGTCTCCACATCAAGCGTGGAGATGGTCGTTCAGGCCATCAACCCATCGTTCCAAGCCGATGGTAAGTGGCGTGTCACAGACGGTATCAAAAAACAATATGTGGCTCTTGAAGACCATGCGTTCGAGAAGCGAGTGGTTGACTCTCTGGAATCATTGAAGGCGAATGACACGTATAAGGTCATCATGCGAGTCGAGAAGAAACTCGACTCCAAAAACCAACTCACGACTAGGTATATAGCAATTGAGAAGGTTCTCGACCACCGACATATAGAGGAACAGGGAGCACTGTTCTAACCATACCGGCTCAGCTCGGCGTATCCGTTTACGCGTCGGGTCCGAAGTCGCGCACGACGGCGCCGGTGATGGCGCCGAGCGCCTGCGGCGTCCAATGCGTGTACCCCGCGGTCGTGGCAATGTCGACGTGTCCCATGATGGCCTTGCGCGCGTCCTCGCTGGCGCCGGCCATGGCCAATCGGGTGGCGAACCAGTGGCGGGCGCTGCGGATGGTCACGCGGGGCAGTCCGGCGCGGTCGAGCGCGGCGTCCCAGCGGCGGCGTTCGACCGGGTTCGTGAGCGGGTGTCCGCGGCGGGTGAAGAGCAGAGTCATGGGGGGGATGTTATTGTCTTTGGCCCGTGTTTTGAGGTCATCCCAGAGTTCGCGGCTGACTGGCACCATGCGCACGCCCCTGTGCGATTTTGGCGGCACCAGCCAGATGCCGCCCTCGACGTTGGTGGCTTTGAGCCATGCGGGGATCTCCACGCCATCCTTGTAGCGTTGCAGTTCGTGGCAGACGTTGATGGCGGGTATGCCGTCGGTCTCCACCAGGTCGATGGGGCGGATCGCGAACCGCTCCCCCTGGCGCATGCCGGTTTCGAACGCGACGCGCCACATGAGCCGCCACATGGCCCGGTCCTCGTCCGTGTCATGGTCCTTCGTCTGACCTCGGCGTCGCTTCCCCTCTACGGGTTTCGCGGACGCCTGTTCGATGAGCATGGACGGCTGTCCGGCGTCGAGGATGACGGTGGGATTCGCCTCGACGCGCGGCGGATCCACGTCAGCGCACACGTTGCGATCGCACAACCCGTCACGTACGGCGTCGGCGAGCGCGTTGGAGAGACGACGGTACGCGTTGAGCGCGGTCTTGGCGCTGCGCTTGGCGGTGATGTCATGCTCGAGCTTGCGCACATGCGCGGCGGTGAGATCATCCAGGCGCACCGCGCCGATGCTGGCGGTGATGTTGCGGATGTCGCTGCGGTACGTTTCGGCGACGCGTGGTTTGACTGTGGGGGCCTTGATCTCCGTGAGCCACCGGTCGAGCCAGTCGCGCAGCATGGGCGATGACGTGGAGGGCAGGGTGCCGTTGGCGATGAGCTTCTTTTTCGCTTCGTTGAATTTTGACAGGGCGACGGATTGGTCGACGCTTTTGTACTTGCGGCGCACGCGTCTGCCCGTGGCCGGGTCCTTGGGCATCTCGAGCACGTAGACGTAGGACGTGCCCTCCATATGGTATCCGCCGGACCCCTTGGCGCGGCGCCGGACTCTTTTTCGAGGCATGAGCAT